TTGATGATATCGGCGGGGATCTTCCCGTCTTCGAAGCCGGCCGTGTAGCTCACTTCGAAAAGGTGCGGAAGGTTGTCGAGCCCGTTGTAGATCGCCGGCAAGAAACTGCCGCCTTGGCCGACAAGGATCTCAGAGAGCGTGCCGCTCGTCGGCACGATCCGCACGTGCCCTTCGAGTTTGTCTAAGCGAACCCATTCGCCGGGGAAAACGATGACGTTCTGCCCCGATGGGTACTGCACCCGGAACTCCTCGATGCTGATCACCGGGGTATTGTCCAAGTGGATGAAGTTGAACGCGTGATAGTCGTGGCGGTAGTAGTCGTGCTTCTCGACAAACGTGGTCGGCAAGAGCGGGATATCGACCTGCTTCTCGAAGCCGCGTAGCGCCGCCATGATGTACGAAAGGTACACGCCGTCTTCGAGCGGTTCGCCTTTGTCATTCGTCAGGTCGAGCCCGAACATATAGCGGCTCTTGAGCTGTTCAACCGTAAGGATATTGCGCACCGCCAAGCCAGCGCCAAGCATGGAAGGGCTGGGGTCCGTGCAATACTTCTCGCCCTTGATCGTGCCTACGTAGCGCGTGCGGTAGAGATAGCCGGGGTCGCCGCAGCGGTCGAAAAACTCATAGACAAACTGATCGGCCTTGAGCACGGGCCGCTCTGAGGCGTGCGAAATCTCTTCGTACGTGAGCCCCTGATCGGTGCTGCGCTCGACTGACAAGCGCTCATAGCCCGCTTCGATCGCGACGGCGATCTTCGGGTCATTCGTGGTGACGCGAATGACGTTCCCTTGCGCGCGGGTGTCAATGCCGCTGTTCTCCGCCGCATCGATTGGATTTACCTGGCCCATGATCCCCCCACACTCATTCTGGCGCATCCCCCTTCAAAAGTGCAGCGCCACTTTCTAGGTCGTCCCACATCTGAAAATACTCCGCGACGATGATAGGGATCAGCTCTTTGACGAACATACCCCGCTTGTCGGCTTCGGTCGCAAGCCGCATTTCAATATCCTCTGGAATGACGACTTCGTGCTTCACTTTTTCCGTTTGATGTAGAGGCGCTTCTCAATAGTCCAAAGCCGTTCGCCGTGCTCTTCGTCGATCGTCTGCATCGATTTGATCGTGCCCTTCTCCACGTTGTGCGGCTGTCTGACGTGGTGTTCGATGCTCTGTTTGATCCCCGCTTGTTCGATCGTCTCCGCGTCTCTGGCGTGGCAGTCCTTCGCCACGAGCCCCAAAACCGTCACGAGAAGCATGCCCGCCAATCCTTGAAAGACGCGCACTTGGGCTTCGAGCCTTTCGAGCTTTTTGAGCCGCCCGTCATGCTCTTGAAGCTCTGTGCCCATATCGACTTTGCGATATGGGCGCATGCTCGCCTTCGGATCAATCACTCACTCCCGGCGTCGATCAACGCCCACAGTGCAGCCTCTAATGCGGCCCACGGCGCATCGAGCGACGCCTCACCCACAAAGACGTTCCGTTGTCGCTTGACTGGACGGAACTTCTGTTGGTCGTCCTTGTAGCCTTCGGCCCAATTGCAAACGACGCTAAGCCCGCTAGCCGTAGGCATGATCTTGACGCTGTGAAGCTGTTCCTGATCAAGCGTCACTTCGATCTCGACCCGTTCGGGCACCGGAGCAATCTCAATTGGTGTCTGGACCTTGGCGGTTGTAGGCGTTCCTGGTTTCGCGCGCGGCATTAGCTCTTATCCCTTGAGACCTTGGTGACCTGTACGATGGGCGTACCGCCGTCCCCGAAAAACGAAAAACCATTGTCGGCTTCACCGCGCACCATGATGGTCATGAGCGGGTAGTTGAGGTGTCCTAGATCCGTGTGACCTACGAACTGCGTCGAAGGCTCGTCGTTCTCCGCCGTCACGTTGCCGTACGGACCTTGCTTGGCCCATAGGTCACCCCCGCCGTACGCGACGACCCGGATCTGGTATCGACCCGGCGTCAACGGCTCGTCCAGCTCGACCGTGGCCCCCGAAGGGCACGTGACTTGAACGGACTGGCCTAGGGTCTCCGCGTAGAAGTAGCGGAGATCATTTGCATGGGCGGCCATTTACTCGTCCTCGAAGAGCGCAGATTCAAGTGCGGCCTTGATCTCGTCTTTGCGTGCGTGCGCGTCCACGTCGACGCCGTACTCCGCGGCAGTCGCGACCAGCTCCGCTTTCGTCATCGCGTCCAGATCCGGGCCTTCGGTTGCGTCTTCCCCGTCGTCCCCCTCATCGCCCCCGCCATCGTCCTCTGGGGCCGTCTCAGGCGCCGTCTCAGGCGCTTCGGGCTCTGGGTCGGCCGCTGGGGCCATCGAAGGCTGCACCGTCGCTCCGCTCAAGGGAGAGCCCTTTTTGAGCTTGCTCCACCCCGGTGTGCTCAGAAGGAATTCGGCGTCCTTTTCAGGCACATCGAAGACCCCGTTCTCGTCCCCGGTCACTGCACCGTCGCCGTATCGCAAGCCCATCGTGGTGCCTGCCATGTTCTCATTTTTGATCTTCATGGTCCTTTTTCCCTCCGAAAAGTAGAAAGGGCGAGCGAACTACACGCCCGCTCGCCCCCGTTCTACCAGCTTTCGCTATGGGCTTCCTGTGTTACAGGCTGCCCGGCTCGCGGCCGATGTTCTTGACCACGATGTTACGTGCGGGCGTGTAGAGCTTTATCGCACCATAGACTACCTGTGCCCACCTTATGCTCGTATCGATGGTTGCGAGAGGCACCCGAGTCATCGGCAACAACTGAGCCCATGACATTGACCGCTGGTTTTGCTGCAAAACAAAGCCCTTGGTGGTGCCTGGAATGTCGTCGTTGTTATCCGTAATGACCTGCGTTGCGCCAGTGCGCGCGACGCGAGTCATGAGCTTGGCGGTCGAAGCCGCACCGCCTGCCTCGCTACGATAGATTTCGTAGAACGTGGTGCCCTGGCCACCGTCGCCCACCGTGAAGGTGACCTGATCGCCTGCGACAACTGCGACCGAAGCCGAGTCGAGCGACGGGCTGAGCCCGTACTTGTTTCCACCCACGACGGTGTAGATGTACGTGCCGGCGTCAGCCAGAACGAACTGCGAAGCCGCGTTGGCCGCCGCGGCCGGAGCCACGGTGATCGTCGGGACGAGCGGAGCCTTCGACGCATCGCCAAGACCACCGGACAACGCGGACTGGTCGTCCTCGAAGAACACATGGTCGTGGAGATTGATCTTCCCGTGTTGGCCTTGAAAAGCCGTGACGGTGGTTCCGAGCGTGCCCGGAGCCGGCGCCAGTGCGAACCGCTGACGGTCGTAGACCTGCTTCGAGAGATCCGCGAATGCCCCGGCGCTGAAGTACGCGTCGGTCGCCATGCCGTAGTTCTGACGAATCTGAAGCAGCATGTCGTTCATCGCGCTCTCAGTGAGCGAAGCGCCACGAAGGTCGACGACGTTATCGGGCGCGGCGTCGGTGATCAGCTTCTCCAAGCCGTCGACCTGCTCAGGAATGAGCGCCGAGTTTCCGAAGAACAGAGCGTTCTCAAGATTCTTGAGAAGATCCATCGTCTTGTTCATGGTTTCGAGCGCGATCACGTTGCCATGAGCAGCCCGGATGGTGTTGGCCACGTGTGTGACCCTCCCCACAACTCCGAGATACTTTGTGAGCACCGTTACACGTTCGTAAGTGCTGTCTTCTTCCTCTGGAAGCGCTCCCTCACTCATCCAACCCATGTTGAAGCGACGGCTGCCAGCGCGGCTGTAGCTCACCAAACGGTTGAATTCCTCGACTGTATTGCTCGCTGGCACCTTGGCGATGCTGCGGAACAACTTGATCTCTGACATTTCGAACGTCAGATTTTTGAGCTGCGCTTCGAGTGATTCCGTCCTCAACGGAAATCCGACACCGGGTGCAACGCCGGGGTCGTTCACATCGCTGCCAGCCACAAGGGCCTTGCGAAGCTCTGCTAGTTCGTCCGGCGACGATGTTCCCCAACCGCCGTAATCACGGTAGTCACGCGCCGAAACAAATGATCCTACACTCATGTTGTTTTTCCTTTGTTCTTTCTGGCGCGTTAGGCGTACTGCCGAGCCGCGTCCGCCTCATTTGGATGGGTTTGCAGGAAGCTCCGAACAGCACCGACGGTCTTCTCATCGATGACGTTGCCCCCCTCGAACAGCCCGACTAGTTCGGACGTGCGCTGGCCATTGATCTCGTGCATGCCCTTTTCCAAGTTCATGTACGTGAGCGTGGACAGAATCTCGCTCTTGCGAAGTTCCTGGCCACCCTGGCCAAGCTCGCCCGGAAGCGCCTTGTGAAGCGGCTGCGCGCCGGAGAGCTGGGTCGCTCCCTTCTGCGGTGCCGGAGTGCGCTCGACTAGATTCAAGCGCTCGCCGAGAGCCTGAATCACGCCGGTCTGACTCTTGAGCAGCCCACCGATTTGGTGGAGTGCCCCAGCGAGCTTCTGATTCACATGGTTTTGCTGGCCCTCAAAGGCGCCCGCGCTCTTGCGAATCGCATCGAGCTGATCGGCCGTGCGGGCCGTCAGCGCCTCAAGGAACGGCGATACGTCGATGGTGTCGGAAAGATCCGAGTCTTCCCGGTACGCGTCCATCGACTTCTGGAAAGAAGGCTCAAGGCTCTTGTCGAAGGGGTTTTCCTTCTCGTCCTCGTCCTCGTCGCCCTCGTCCTCGTCTTCCTCGTCTTCCTTGCTCATGAAAGCCGAGAAGGCGTTGATGATTCCGGCGGGGATGCCCGCGGCGCTCATCTTGGCGACCATGAGCGTATCGATCCCGCCCACATCGCCGCTTCCGGCGAGAGTGCCCGAAGTGGTGCCGTCCTCGTCGACGTGCCCCCCGGTCTCCACTGAGTTGGAACCCTTGCCTGAGTGCGTGGCACCCTTGGCCAAGCTCGTGGCGTCGGCCGCCTTCAGAAGCTCATCGAGAGCTTTCCCTAGGCCGTCGTCCGTTACCTGCGGTCCCGATGTTTGTTCATCCGGCATGTTCACTATCCTCCGTTTCGGCGTGCCACTTCATCGCGTACGCCACGATTTTCTCTGCTAGCGCGCCGTCCAGGTTTGGCCGGATTGCGCGGAGTCGTTCGATTGCTTCGCTCTTCCCGAAGAGCTTCTTTTTCTTCTTCTTTTTCTTGCCGCCTTCGAGACTTTCAGTCCGAAGTGGGAAGCCTTCACCGGGCGCGGTGCCGGGGTCGCTCACGGCGCTCCCCGCGCTCAGACTCTTGGCGAGTACATCGAGCCCGGTATTCGTGTTCACGGGGCAGCGCGTGATCGCGACCTCGCGCACGGTCGCCTTGCGAACCACCTTCGGGTCCGTGGCGTCGCGCTCTTCGATCTGGCCTTCGACGCTGAATCCTAAGCGGCGGTCGCTCTTTTGGAGCGCTTGGGCGATGTTCCACAAGTTGTCAGAGCGTTGATGGCCCTTGAGTAAGTAGCCTTCGACGTACCAACCTTGCTCGCCATCGGGCAGCTCGCGAAGCTCACACATATCGGGATATCCGACGAGCGCTTCGGTGCTGTGATCGTGATTGTCGTTGAACCAACCGCCCTTTAGGAACGGCGAAAAGTCGAGCCCGCTTTGGATCAGCCGCTCACCTTGGCGGTCGATATCCCCCGTCGACACGATGCCACCGATGCGGCGCTCTTTGGAGGGATCGGCGCCCGCCTTTTCAAAGCATTCAACGGCAATGTCGAACTTGAATGGTGTTGCTGCCAATTTGCCCCCCAGAACGCAAAAAAGGCGGTCAACCGTCGAAGGTTGAACCGCCTCTAATGATCACGCCCCCGCGTAACCTAGGCCCCGATGATGATCTGACAGTATCCCCTAGGGCGTGTCAACTCTTGGGCACGGTGAAAACGGCCTTTCGCAGCTCGATTTTCGCTCTTGCGAGGATAACCGCGCGCTTGCACGAGCCGCAGTTGATCTCCACGTCGCCGCTCTTGTGCAACACGACGATCGACGTTTTGGCTTTGTAGCGCGTGCCAGAACTACTTTTGCGGAAGATCGGCCGCGTGCAATGTGGGCAGTGCAAGTGCTTGTCGCCGTTCATTATCCCTTGCTCAGTCATGCCCAGATATTTCGATACGTTTTGTGCACGAATGCGAACTGCCGTGGCCATCGAAGCATAAGCCGCTGGCGATGGTACAGATAGTTCATCGTGACTTCGGCGGCGTTCTCGATGGGCTCACGCTTCGCGTAGTCGCTCACGTAGCCTTCCGACCGGCTAACTGCATCGAGCTTGGTGTGCCACTGCTTCACCGCTTCGACACTGCCGAACTTGTGCATGAGATACACGTTTAGGGAGTGCCCGATCTCATGCGGGAGCACGCGCGCAATGCGCTCCGCGGGAAGCGTCTGGGAGACCCGGATCTCATTGCCGCTCCAATACGCGTAGTCATGCTCTTCGAGCGGGTTCTGCGCGCGCGGGATATCGGTGGTAACAAACGTGATACCCACGGTTTTGTCAAAGATTTCAGGGGGTGTCTTGTCGATCACCATCTGAATCTCCGCGTGCACTTCGGGGTCGCCGACCCGGATCACCACGCCCTTGTCGGGCCGGCTTTCGCCGTAGCTCAGTATGGGCGCCGCGGGCTCCGCCTTGCGCAGTGCTTTGCGAAGATCCCATTCGAGCCAATCGCTGCGCAGTAGCGTTTCGGGGAGCATGTCGCCGTCTTCGTTGAACCCCCAGCCTTCGGGCACATGGATGAGATCGCAGCCGCACCATGGATGCACGGGGCCGACCGTGGCCTGCCAGTTGGCGGCCTTGCGGCCGACGTTGGTGCCGTTCTCCACTAGCTCGCTGAGCTTGAATATCCTGAGCCGGCCATCGCGATGCTTGTGCAGCCGAAGGCAATGCGGGCACGCATCGGGGTTTGGCATCTTGGCGACCCGGATATCGTCGGGATCGCCGTAGCGCTCCACGAGCCCGGTCACGATGCCCTCTTGCATGGCCTTGTGCTTCTCCGTGGCAGCGATGCGCTTGAAATCGCGGGACCAGTCCCCGGTCTTGTGGCCCAAGTCGCTCGCGAGCTGTTGCACGGTCTCTTGGCGTTGGATGTTCTCCGAGACCGACTCGCGAATGACGCCCTCGTAGCGGCGGCGCAGATCCTTGTCCGCTTCGATGGCGATGGTGCTGAAATCCGCTGCGACCTTATTCCCGAGCCCCTTGATCTCCGTGGCGGCGGAGTGCTTGGCCCATTCGATGGCGTGCTTTTCGTTCGGTCCGTTCGGCACCTTCGGCGCGTACGTGCTCACGAATTGCTCATAGGTGATCCCGTAGGTGCGCTTGCGCTCTTCGTACGTGCGCGACGCGGAGAGCACGTGCCCATAGCGGTAGGCGT